ATAACATTTCTCGTAATGAATTGCTACTTACCACCCATTTGCAAAAGAGGAGCTTTAAATAATTTGTCTGTTGATCAAATAAATGCTTTCTTTGGCGCTAAGTGCTTATGAGCACAATATAAACAAAGGAGAAAAATAAAATGGAAAATTTTGAACAGTTAGTAAGAAAAACAATGAATAAATATGGAATTGACGGCAGATTAACAAACATAATTCTTTCAAACAAGTCACCTGAAGAAATTACTAAAGCAATTGAAAAAGCAGTTATTGAAATTGCAGAAGAAAAGAAGAAAGCAGAAGAAAAAGAAAACAAATTAGAAAGAGAAATTGAAATTAAGGCAACTATTACAGAAAAAGAAACATCTCTAGAAATCGAAAGCGAAGCAAACACAGGAACTTATATGTTTGGTGGAGAGCTTTTAATAACTGTCATTTCGTTAGTTGGTTATCTTATTGAAAATCTCGGAGATGAAGAATCTAAAGGAGCGTTAAAAGAAATATTAGAAGCAGCAATTGAAAATCCTAATTTAATGTGTCGTTTGGTTAGTACCGCTATGCTCGCAACGAAGAATGCACGCGATAGCCTAAAAGAACATACAAAAAAAGAAGAGGACTAAACCTCTTCTTCTCAAAATAATCTTTATCTATTACAGAAAAGATTGATAAAAATCAGACAGTGCTAATTATAGCACGGAAAGAGGAAATTATGAATAGTAAAAGAATCGTATTGATTGCATTTAACACTTTTGTTTTAGGCATGGTTATTTCAATGATTAGTACAGGCACAAATTGGGATAGTACAGCCGCACATGTCTTAAGTGCTTTCTCATTAGGATTAAACATCTTATTTTTGGAATATATCGGATTAAAGGGGGATAAATAATTATGATCAAACACGTAGAAACACCATTCCTGCACCTCGAGATTAAAGACGGTAACTGTGAAGTAACAGGAACAGGAAACACATGGCATTACTTACTTCTGTTTGCCTTTGCTGTTAAAGCAGCAAAAGAAGGACAATTCACAAACGGCTTTGCTAATAAATATGAAGAAAGAGAATTCAATAGAATTCTAAATAAGGTATATGAATGTCCAGATGATGCAATTGAAGCGTTTGGGCAGTTAGGTGATGTAAATAGTTATGATGCAATCTGTGAGGCTTTGGAGAAGCTAGATAGCTTGTTTGAAGGGGATTACGTAGATGGAGAATAAGAAAGATATTCTAGAGAGCCTGTTCGAGACTCTCACTAGAACTAGAAAGTGGAAAGATGAAATAGCAGAAATGCTATATCACAAGGACAAGAACGGCAATGAAGAGGTCACTGTCAGACTCTATGAAGGCAACGCTGAAATGTTTATCGATGTCACAGGAGACAGTGGCATGGCTCTCATTAAAGATGTAATCGCAGCTTTAGAGGAAATATGATGACTTCTTTCAAAGGATTGTTCGATTGTCTCTATGATCCGATTCCAAAAGATAAAGAAGGGTGGCTCTCTCAAAGAAGGAAGGGAATTGGTGGTTCTGATGCCGGAATCATTGAAGGTGTCAACCGCTACACGACACTTCATGAGTTGTGGGAAGACAAAACAAATAGGCAAAAGAGACCTCAGGTCTCAAATCATGCCATTGAGATGGGAAACCGTCTAGAGCCTGTAATGTTCAACCTGTTTGAAGCACTCTATGGCGATGACTATGAAGTCATTGACACAAAGGATTACTCCTTATCTCGCAAGGATAAGGAATGGATGCGAGCTAACTTGGACGGCGCTCTTATTCGAAAGGAAGATGGATCAACAGGGATTTTAGAAATAAAATCAACGACCATAAATAAGTGGCAGTACTTCCAAGAAGAATGGGACGATGATTCAATGCCTCAGACATATTACTGCCAGTGCCTTCATTATATGAATGTAACAGGCGCTGAATTCGTTCTATTATTCGCTATTGCTATGATGCCGTGGTGCGATGAAACCAAGACAATTATTAGAAGAATTGAAAGAAGCGAGGTGCTTTTGGATTTAATGCAGCTAGAGGCTGATGAAGAAGCCTTCTGGAAAAAGCACATCGTGGAAGATATTGAACCAAATTTTATTTAAAGGAGAAAAAGAATGAGATTTAAACAAGAAATCAAAGACCGCTTATATGGCGGTCACATCGGAATCGAAACAGACAAGATTGATTTTGAGATTCTCAAGGTCATGCTTGCTGATGACAACAAGAAGATTGCAGGCGGAAAGCCAGTAACTGAACTAGCATGGCCTTTTGGTGCAATCACAGCACTCACTGCAGTTAATGACAATGGTGAAGTATTCGCTGACAAGCAGATTGACATCAGATACGAACAGGTGAAGTTCAGGGATGCAATCATCGATGAAGAAGATGCGCAGCCTATTGATGCAGATGTCAATGAAGTGGCTGAAATGCCTAGTTTAAGCGTTGTGAAGGTCATTCCAGCGCAGATTGAAGGATGTAACGTAAAACACTTCAAAGAGGCTGTAAAGTCTTATTTGAAACGCTATGACGGCATTGTAGTGACTGCAGACAACTATAAAGAGTTATCTGACGTTGTTTCTAAGCTGAAGAAAGAAAAAGACAATGTCAATGAAAGCAAAAAGGCAGTCAAAAAAGAAGCAATGAAAGTCTACACAGACTTCGAGAACGATATGAAAGAAGTTCTTAAGATGTTTGATGCTTCTATTAGTTCATTATCTAGTGATATTAAGGAATTTACAGATAAGGAAGTAGCAGAGAATGAAATGGTTGTAAGAAAACTCATTAATAAGGCTCTTAATGATTATGTGCATAGAGGTGACTTTGATGGATATTGTGCAACTAAAGTATTCTCTATTGATCCACGTTGGAGCTCATTAAAGAAGTTTATAAACAACAAGAAGCCTACTAAAGCATTAGTAGATGCAATCAAACAGGAATGTGAAAGAACTAAAGAAACATATAAATCATATTTACAAAGATGTGAGTCTTTAGACATCTATTTAGAGGCTAGATGTAAAGAAACTGATGTTGATCAAGAGATGATTGATGTGAGTGTCTACAAAGATAAGTTAAGAGACGGCTCTTTTGAAGACATTAAGCCACTCCTAGAAAGAAGATTTAGAGAAGTCATCAATAGACGTGATGAACAGGAACATCAGAAGAAAGAAGAAGCAAAGAAGGAAGAAGTTAAGCAGCAAGAGCCTGTAAATGTTCCTTCAGAAGAAAAAGAACCTCTAAAGATGTTGGTTGGTAAAATCGTAGGAACCAATGCAGCACTAAATGAATTAAAAACATCTCTAGACTACCTCAAAGCCAAATATGATGGCTGTTTCGATTATGATTTAAGATTCCCTAGAAAGAAAGAAGGTAAATAACAATGACAGTTAAAAACAGTTTAAGAAAAGACACAAGCAAAGCAAAATTCAGTACTTTTATCGCAAGCCCAGCAGTACAGAGAAAAATCAATAATGTTGTCGGTGGTAAGAATGGAACACGTTTCATCGCTTCTATTACTTCTACAGTTGTCAATGATCCAAAGCTTCAGGAGTGTGAGTTTAATAGTATCATTATGGCTGCATTCCTTGGCGAAGCGCTCAACTTATCTCCTTCTCCTCAGTTAGGACAGTACTACTTTGTACCTTACAAGACTAAGAGAGGAACAGTGGCACAGTTCCAGTTAGGTTATAAAGGCTACATTCAGCTAGCTATCAGAAGTGGACAGTATAGAAAATTAAATGTTATTTCGATTAAGGAGGGGGAATTAATCCGTTATGACCCTCTAAATGAAGAGATTGAAGTCAGATTGATTGATGATGAACTTGTAAGAGAGAACGCTAAGACAGTCGGCTATTATGCAATGTTTGAATATACAAACGGTTTTAGAAAGACGATGTACTGGTCAAAAGAGAAGATGGAAGCACATGCGCTTAAGTATTCTCAAGGATATGCAGCAGACAAGAGAAAAGGCACTAACTGGACATTCTGGTCTAAGGATTTCGACGGGATGGCATACAAGACTATGCTCCGTCAGTTGATCAGTAAGTGGGGTATCATGTCAATTGATATGCAGAATGCTATTGATTCCGATATGGCAGTAATCAATGGTGATGGTACAAAAGAGTATGTTGATGCTCCTGTTACATTTGTAAACGATGAAGAACCACAGGAAGAAGCGCCTAAAGCAATCGATCATGAAAGTTCAGCACCTAAAGCACCACAGCCACATGAAGAAGCTGACAAGGTTCTAGAAGAGGCGATGGTCAATACTGATTTCGGCGATGCTGAATTCGGTGACTTTGATGATAATTTTGATTACGAACAGTTCTAATTAAGGAGGTCTAGAAGATGGAAAGAAGGAGATGGATAAAACTTTATATGATGGACTACGATGAAGTCTCCCAAGATGTTCCATCTTTGGATTGACATCTTACTACATACTAATCCTGTTGATTATTATCATCATGGTGACTTGATCAAGAGAGGACAATGCATCCTCTCTCTGAATCAGGTTGCTGAAAGATGTCATATGTCAAAACCAACGGTTTCCAAGTACCTTCGATTATTAGAAGAATGTGGAAAAATCAAATTAGACATACAGCACAAAGGCACTAAAGTGACGGTGTTAAATTGGGATAAATACCAGAGTGATACAGGTACAAGCGGTTTAGAACTAAACCAAGAGGTAAACCACTTACTAAACCACTCACTAAACCAAGAGGTAAACCACTTACTAAACCCTAATAAGAAGAGTCTAAAAGAAGAGTCTAAAAGAATAAAAGAAGAGTCTAAAAGACAGACTAGGGAAGACAGAATTTATAATTCTCTTTTGTCTAAAGGATTAGAAGAGTATTACTCAGAAACATATGAGAAATGTGAAGTATATGGTTTCGATAGAATCAAGAACCTAAAAGCGTTTTGTATCGCAGTTGCTGAAGAGTTAGCAGCTAAAAAGAAACCTGTACCGATAGCAGAAAAAAAGAAACCAAAAAAAAGAAGACTAACTGAAGAGGATAAAGAAGAATTAAGGCGATTAGCGGAAGGACTATACGAAAATGATGAAGAGCAAGTCTCTGATGAAGAGGTTGCCGAATTAAGAAAATCAATGGAAGAACTAGGAGGGAATTTATAACATGACAAATTTTGAATTTTATGCAAATGAAATTAAATCCAGAGATTTCAGTTTTTTTGTAGATAAATCTACTGGTGAATTATTCTGGTGTGATCCAGACTGCCCATCATGCAATAAATGTAAGTTTGGTTATCAAACGAAGGACCCGGTAAACGGAAAAACTAAATTCGTGTGTTCAAAAATCGATATCGTTAGATGGCTGTATACAAAGCACAAGATAAAAATGAAGGCTCTGGAATACGGCTTACTTGAATATATGCGATTTGAAGGATTTGAGTGGGTATCACGTGATGATGATTTCACAATCACGTTCTTCACATTAAAGCCATTTGATAAGGATGGTACTTGGTTCTCTCCTGAGAAAGGATTTGATAAACCACTCAATTGTGTTCCTCTTTGTGAGAAGTTATTTGAATTCTTAAGAGAAGATGAATTATTTAACGTTGAAGAATTACTTAAAACGGCGGAGGTGGTCAATGATGCTGAAGAATAAAGAAGAGAGAACCTCATTTTTAAGAAATGAGAAGAACTGGGAAGCTGAGTATTTAACAGCTGATATTAAAATGTTGACTTTAAAATTAACACCTAAACTATATGTCAGAAAAATTCAAGTGATGGGCTTTAATAAATATTTTAAAAAAAGTGGATGGTATACGCAGTTTACTAAGTTCTTTTATCCTGATGATCTATATTACAGTCCTAATACTTCCGATACAGAATTATTGCGATATTTAACTGCGCATAAAAATGATGATTACATTGAAGACTTAGAAGTAAAAGGAGACGAATAAATATGGTTTTTAGTGCCGAAAAAGTACAGGAAATTGTAGAAGAAAAGGATGCTGAATATAAGAAGCTAGAAGAAGAGTATTCATATTTGAAAGAAGAATATGGAGAGCTTGAAGAAGTATGCCAAGAATTGAAAAAAGACAAAAAAACTTTAATGAAAGCGAATGCTACTGTATTGAACTTCTACAGAGAAGATTGTGGGAAAATGGATGATATACAAAAATTAAACAGTAAACTTGTTAAAAACTGTAAAAAGGCTAACAGGGATTTCTTTATTCTCGCAGCAGCTTATGTTGCTACACTAGTGCTAATGATTTACTTGTTTATCAGATAGGAGTGATACAAATGATTCTATTACAGTTAGTTAAATATGCGTTTCTTCTGATTCTTCTTGTTGTGCTAGCCTTAGCGCTCATAATTGGAGTATTTATCCTGTTAGCAGTCTTCTTCTCTACGCTTTCGACATTTAGAGAAGAACTCAGAAAAGATAAGGAGCGCAATAACTTATGACAAGAAAAGACAAGGAGGAACACTATTAATGCTTAACCGTGCTTTATTAGTCGGAAGACTTACAAGAGACCCTGAACTAAGAAGAACAGGGAGTGGAAAAGCAGTTACAAGCTTTAACCTAGCAGTAGAAAGAAACTTCAAGAGTGATGATCAGGAAGCTGATTTCATTAGCTGTGTATGTTGGGGAAAGATTGCGGAAAATACAGAGCGTTACTGTTCTAAAGGTTCGATGGTTTCTATTGATGGTCGCATTCAGACAAGAAACTATGATAATTCGCAAGGACAAAATGTATATGTCACTGAGGTGATTGCTGACTCTGTTCAGTTTATTCAGACAAACAGAAATAACAATACAGCTACTGCAGCACAAGCACCAGTAAATAGCCAAGCACCTGTTAATAACTATGCGAATAATGGACTGATTCATCAGTTCGAGGATGAAGGATTGGTTATGGAAGAGGATGACATTCAATTCTAATGAGTAAATATAACGCTAAGAAGGTGATTGTTGATGGAATTACCTTCGATTCCAAAAAAGAATCTAAGAGATATCTAGAACTTAAACAGATGCAAGAAAACGGAGAAATCCACGACTTGCAACTGCAGGTGCCGTTTGAACTTATCCCATCATTTGAAATTGTAATTGATGGAAAGAAGAGAAAAAGAAGAAAGATGCAATACATCGCTGACTTTGTCTACTACATAGGCAATGTCAGAATTGTTGAAGATGTCAAAGGCAGAAAGACAGATGTTTATATGATCAAAAAGAAATTATTTGAGTATAAGTATAAAGAGACTATTGAGGAGGTATAGAAGTGGCTAGATTAGTTGAAGTATGGGAGCACTTCAGAGTTCCTATGAATAAAAATGACAAAATAAGGATGAAGAAGACTTTTAGTATTATCAATCTAGATAAGTGCTCATATGAGTTCGAAAGTCCTCCAAGTCCTTTAAATGGTATGTATTCAATCACTTTCTTTTTTAAAGGAAAGAAAGTATTTAGAGAAGAATACACAAAATTAGGACTTGCTAAAGCGAGATTAGAATGGTTTCTCTCTTTTGAACCAAAGAAACAAAAAGGGGAGTTCGAATACAAAGGAATGATGATTGATATAGATGATGTGGCTGCATTTCTGAATGAGACAACATACAGCTATCGAAATATCAGCATTGTTACATCGAAAGTAAGAATCAATGATAAACAGAAAAAGAAGAACGATAAGACTATCATTGATACTATTCAAGAGCAATTTATAAGATAACTACACAGGGCATTGAGTTCTTTATTAGATTTTATATACTATCAAGAAAATTTATTAGGACCCTCATACTTAATAGATTCTGTTTCTAAAAAGCAATATCCTCTCATGGACTTGATGCCCTAACATATTTTTCTATTCTAAAACCAACAAACAACAGCAGTGTCATGGCTTTGCTTCCATCTCATTCACCTTACTTTGCAAAGAATAAGAGTATGAAGCACTAATTTTGCTATCCAACTAAAGCTATGGTGTTGCTGGGAGAAGAGAAGACGGAAATTGAAAACCAATAGGAAGAGTAAAGGACTGTTTTCTTCTTCTCCAGAAAGGAGGTTAAATGGGAAACTTTGTTTTATATCGCAACGGAAAAAGAACCGATATAACTGGATCAATAGAAAAGATAAGTCAGTATGTTGATGCTACTCAATTAGCTCTAAAACATAGATGGCAACGTATATATAAGCATGAAAGTGTATTTTCAAATGAGATACCTATTAAGATAGGGAGTGTGTATGATAATGAGGAATATATGACAAACATATATGATCATAGAAAAGTACACAAGAAAGAAAAGAAAAGAGCAAGCTATGAAGATAGGCAGTTCTATGTTGTCTATGACATGAATGACAATGTAATTATTGCAGGCACTGCTGAAGAATGCGCTAATAGGCTATCCATTGGATTAGCTAGTTTCTACTGCAAGGCAAGCAATCAGCACAGCGATAAATACAACGCAAGGCATCCTAGCACTGCCCCAAGAAAATATTATGTGTATACTTTAAAAGATAAGGAGGAGTGAAATTAAATTGTTTTTTATTCTATTTGTATTGGTGATAGTGATTTATTTATTTTTCATTTTTGAGTAATCAGGAGGTAACGTATGACAGCCGAAGAAGTCAGAACATATTTAAAATCATATAGGAATCTAAAGGACAAAGCAGACTATCTACAGAATAAGTTAATAAACGTTAAAGCAATCTCATATAGAGACAGCCCAACAGGTTCATACAGTGAGCCCAAGACACAGAATGACTATATATTGATGAAGGATAGGTGTTTAGAAGAAATGGCTCTCATACGTCAAAATATAGATAAACTAGATGATATCAATCATAGGGATGTACTCTTTTATCGATACATCGAATTAATGAGCATCTATGATACTGCTGACATGCTGCATGTGTCACAGAGAACAGCAGAGAAGTATATACATGATGCAATTGAAAAGATGATTGTTATTTTATCATAACGTGAATACACGGTTATAAACGTTAAACGGCGCAATACTGCGCTAATTGATGTTATATAATGGTAAAAAGAGGCAAATTAAGCAGAGAGGCATAATAAAGCCTCTTTTTTTGTTGCTTGACAAGAAAGGGGTGCGACTATGACAGAAAAGCAGAAACTATTTTGTGATGAGTATCTAAAAGATACTAATGCTACAAGAGCATATCTAGCAGTCTATGTCAATTGTAAAAGTGCCATAAGTGCAGCGCCTCTTGCTTCTAAGCTTTTAAAAAAGAAGAGATACAAAAGTATATCTCTGAAAAGATGGAAGAAATCCATAATGAGAACACCGCCGATATTCAGGAGATAGTTGAATATCTTACATCTGTCATGCGTGCTAAATCGGAATCTTATGTAATGATCATGAGTGGCAATGGCACACAGAAGGTCGTGCAGAAGCCCCCGGACGAGAAAGAAAGGCTTAAAGCTGCAGAACTATTGGGCAAGCGTTTCGGCATGTTTACAGACAATGTGGATGTTACATCAAACGGACAGACAGTGATTGTAGACGATATAGATGGATAAGATTAAGGTTAGTTTAAAGTCTACTATCGGTCCGGCTTTCTATGAAGTTCATAAGCATGTTAAAAATAATGACTACACGCATTATTGGTTAAAGGGTGGGCGTGGCTCTCTGAAATCTTCTTTTATCGGTGTTGAGATACCTCTAGGCATCATGAGAGATGCACAGCGAGGTGTTATGAGTAATGCAGTCATTATGAGACGAGTAAAAGATACGCTCCGAGATTCAGTATATGAACAGATTAAGTGGGGCATCTATAAGTTAGGTGCTCAAAATGATTGGTTAATACCCGAGTCCAAATTGAAAATGACTTACATGCCGACAGGTCAGCAGATAATATTCAAGGGTGCCGATGAACCTAAAAAAATGAAGTCAACAAAGGTCCATATAGGTTATGTTAAATATGTCTGGTATGAAGAATGCGACGAATTCGAGACTTATGACAAGATAACCAATATCAATCAGTCTCTTTTACGTGGTGGTCATGAGTATTGTGTCTTTTATTCCTTTAACCCTCCTGAAAGTCAGAGAAATTGGTGCAACAGGCAAGTTCTAGTTGAGAGGGATGATACATATGTCTCCCATACAACTTACTTACAGGCGCCACCTGAGTGGCTTGGGGAGCAGTTTCTAATTGAAGCAGAGCATACTAAGAAAACAAATATTGAAAAATACAATCATGACTACTTAGGCGAAGTAACTGGTACAGGTAGTGAGGTTTTCACAAACCTTGATATTAGAGAAATCACAAAAGAAGAAATTGATGTATTCGATAGATTAAAATTCGGACTAGACTTTGGTTATGCTGGTGACCCTTTGGCTTTTATCAAAGCAAATTATGATAAGACGCGCAGACGTCTTTTTATTTTTGATGAAGTATATGGCACTAGGCTGTCAAATGCTGATGCCGTTAAACTTATCAAAGAGATTAACCCGCTTAACGATCAGGTCACTGCCGATTCAGCTGAACCAAGAACTATAAATGAATTCAAACTGTTAGGATTAAGAATAACAGGCGCCAAGAAAGGCCCTGACAGTGTAAAAAACGGTATTAAGTTCTTACAGGACTTAGAATCAATCATCATAGATCCTGTTAGATGTCCTAATGCTTACAGGGAATTTAATGAATATGAGATTGAAAAAGATAAGGACGGCAACCTCAGAGGTGACTTTCCTGATAAGAATAACCACACTATAGATGCGGTTAGATACGCCATGGAGTACGAAATACTTCAGAAAAAGTGGACTTTGTAAAGGAGATAACTACATGGAATTTAGTATTAATGGAATCAACTGGACAATGGAATACGCTGACAGCGACAAGGATTTTTTAAATGATGGCGATAACACTATATTAGGCCTTACAAAGTTTCTAGAACAAACGATCTATATTCGAAAAGGAATGTCTAAGGAGTTAACAAGAAGAACAGTGATACATGAATTATGTCACTGTTTTTTATTTTCTCTAGGCTTCTCAATGGATTGCTATACAGAAGAAACAATGTGCGATTTATTTGGAAATTATGCTGATCATATTGTTGGTTTAGCTGATGACTTTGAAAAAGAGGTGATTGAATGCTGACAGAAGAAGAAATCTTGAAGTTTATCAATGATGATAAGACATCAAAAAAGAAGCGACTCGCAAGAGTCGGAGAACGCTATTATGAGTCTGAACACGATATCTTAGATTATAGAATGTTCTACTATAATCAGGACGGTGTTTTAGTCGAAGATACAACTAGAGCCAATGTTAAGAAGTGTCACGGCTTCTTTGGTGAATTGGTGGACCAGGAAGTACAGTATATCTTGAGCGGAAAAGACGGGATAGTTCACTCAGATGACACTAAACTTCAGAAAGAATTAAATAAGTATTTCAATAGAAAATTCAAAAATGCTCTTAGTGAAGTAATCACAGGTGCAATCACTAAAGGCTTTGAATATATGTATGTCTACGTAAACAAGAAAGGCAGATTAACATTCGAGCGCGCTGATTCTCTAGGAGTTATCGAAGTCAGAGAAAGAGAAACTGATGATGGATGCGCATATGTTATCTATTGGTACATTGATAAACTGACCAAAGATAACAAAGCAATTAAACGTATTCAGGTATGGGATGAAAATCAGACATATTACTATGTTCAGGAAGAAAACGGAAGACTATTGCTAGATGATTCCGAACGTATCAATCCAAGACCACATGTAATCTACACCAAAGATGGTGATGATAATACTATCTATTATGAAAACTTTGGCTATATTCCTTTCTTTCGATTAGATAACAACAAGAAGCAGCATTCAGGAGTCAAGGCTATTAAGTCGTTGATTGATGATTATGACATGATGGCTTGTGGCTTGTCTAACAACTTAGCCGACTTTGACCATCCAACTTATGTAGTGAAGGGCTTTGAGGGGAATGACTTTGAAGAATTACAGACTAATCTGAAAACAAAGAAAATGATAGGAACCCCGGAAGGCGGAGGGCTTGAAGTTCATACCATCGAAGTGCCTTATCAGGCAAGAATTGCGAACATGGATAAGGATGAAGAAAATATCTATCGCTTTGGTATGGGCTTTAATTCTGCACAGGTGGGCGACGGCAATGTTACAAACGTAGTAATCAAATCAAGATACGCTCTTCTAGATCTTAAGTGTAATAAGCTGCAGGCAAGGATTGAGGAGTTCCTGGATAACATCCTTGAGGTTGTTCTAAAGGAAATCAATAAGAACAACAAGACTGATTATGATATCGATGATGTTTATTACAGTTTTGAAAAAGAAATCATAACAAATGAATCAGACAATGCACAGATTGAATTATTAAAGGCTCAGAAGAGACAGACTGAAATTAATACCATTCTTTCACTTGCTGAAGTAATCGATAACGAGACTATTGTTAAATTGATTTGTGAACAGTTGGATATTGATTATGAAGAAATCAAAGATAAACTCCCAAAGCCAAAAGAAGCGTATGAGCAAGTAGATGATGTGACCGATACGTTAAACAAGACGGTGCCAGATGAATAAGCGACAGCTAGAAGTTGAAAAAGCCAAACTGCGAGAAGAGAAGAAGCTTCTGAAGGAATTAAAAAAGATATATGAAGATGCAACCAAAGAAGTAGAACAGAAAATAAGGATTTCAAACGGTAAGATTGATTTACTTCTTTCTGTTTATGATGAATTAGATGAAAAGCAGAAATCATTGCTTCAATCTCAGATATATCAGAAGAAGTTTCAAGAAAATCTCAAAAAGCAGTTAGATGAACTGATTGGGAATTTAAACGCTGATTCTTATGACAGTATTACAAGATATCTAACAGATTCTTATTACACAGGATATATCGGAACTATGTACGATATTCAAGGCCAAGGCATACCGCTAATTACTCCTATCAATGAGAAGCAAGTCACTAGGGCTATGACTTTAAATACTAAATTGAGTGTACCACTGTATACTAGAATGGGTATTGATGTTGGAGTTCTCAAAAAACAGATTGCAAAGCATATCTCAAGAGGTATAGCCACATCTTCGTCTTATGCACACATTGCTAGAAACATAGATGGAGCATCTAATATTGGTTTTAATAAAGCAATGAGGATTGCTAGAACCGAAGGGCATAGAATACAGGTTCTTAGCGCTAATGATGCGCAGCATGCAGCAAAAGCCAAAGGTTGTGAAGTAGTCAAGCAGTGGGATGCTACACTTGACGGAAGAACTAGACCAATGCACAGGCTTCTTGATGGGAAACTTGCAGAAATAGACGAGCCTTTTGTGGTTGATGATATGGAAGTCATGTATCCTGGAGGCTTTGGGATTGCTTCACAGGATGTGAACTGCAGATGTGCGTTACTTCAACGTGCTAGGTGGGCTTTAGATGCTGATGAACTGAAGATATTGAAAGAGAGAGCGGCTTATTATGATTTAGATAAAAGCGATGATTTTCGAGACTTTAGAGAAAAATACTTGATGACATCGAACAGATTGAAAAGCTCAAATGATGATGGTAATCTAAACATAGAAATAGATGGGTTCGCGCCTTGCCTTATTGAATGCAAAACAGACAGAGTGGTCAATACTACCGTGAAAGAAATGAAACGAAGCGAATTAAAAGGATATAATAAGACAAGCGGATGGTATATTAATTGGTCTAAGGTTCCACGTGATCAGACCATAAAAGCTATATTCGCAGAAGGCAACGAGGAAATACAAGGCCTTATAGCATATAAACCTGTGCACGAAAATTCAACCATAAAGATTCATTGGGTAGTCGCTAATCCTAAAAGTAATGGAAATTTAACGAAAGATAAAGAGTACAAAGGAATTGGTGCACATTTATTCGCTATTGCGGCAAAGGCCTCGTTTGATGAGGGTTATGATGGTTATGTTGAAAGCAAAGCTGCAAATAGGCAATTATTAAATTATTATATCAGTGAATTAGGTGCAAAATATTTAGGCGGTTATGATTTTTATTTAGATACCGCAGTAGCAAAAGATTTATTAGCGAAATGCAATTGGAGGGATGAATGATGAAAAGTAAATTTGAACCAATACCAGATCCGACATTTGAGCAGGGCTTTGAAGGCTTATATGTTGGGGATTTAGAAGATGGTGAAAAGTGTAGTACAAAACCGGTACCGTATGATTTGCGTGGTCTGACAAAATATTTACAAGAACACCATCTGGATCAGCCAACAGAAGAAATACTATTAATGTTTAGAAAGTAGAAGTTATTTAAACGGTTCTGAAGAACCGTTTTTATTTTACCCTGAAAGGAGGTATTTAATGTCTGAAGGACTGCGACCGCACAGACACTGTTATTTTGAAGTAGAATCAAGAAGATACTTCGATAAAAACAGAGGCTGTGCAATCAGAAAAACGCATTATGAGTGCATGATATGCGGTCATGAGTTCTATGAAACAGTAGAACTTTCTCATGACCTACCGCAATACAAGAATAAAAACAATGTATTAAACAGAAATAGAAACAGAGGCTAGACGTAGGCTCTTTTTATTTTGCCCTGAACATGGCATTTAAAAGGTTTAAAAATTCATCCAGTATGATGTTAAAACTGCGACCGCACTAGAAGACACTAGATTTAAAAACGAAGCGGAGAGAGGTATTACATGGATTTTCTTAAGGATATTCTAGGCACTGAACTATTTGAACAGGTAGCCAATGCAGTAAATGCATATAACGGCAATGAAGCGAATAAGGATAAACAGATCAAGATTGCAAATCTAGCAAGTGGTAAATACGTTGATAAAGGCAAATATACGGCTCTTGAGGAATTATTAAATAAGAAAGATACCGATTTAACGGACGCTCAGAAACTTATTGAAGGTCTAAAAGAATCGGCCGGAAAAGGCGAAGATATGGCTGCTAAGATTGCAGAATTTGAGACAACTATCAGAAATCAGCAGGAAGAACTAAAAAAAGCAAAGACAGAGTCAGCATTAAAGATTGAACTTCTTTCAGCTGGTGCTAAGGCTGACGACATTGATTATTTACTTTTTAAATTAGGTAATGACAGTGATTTTAAGGCTGAACTTGACGAAAACGGCAAGTTAAAAGGCATTGATGAAAAAATGAAGAATTTAAAGACTATTTATCCTAATCAGTTCGAAGCCGAAACATCTAAGAAAATTGATGAAAATAACTTACCAGGTGGCAAAGCCGACGATACTCCTGAACCAACCACTTTGACAGGAGCAATCAGAAACAGATATGAAAATAAAGAATAAAGAGAGGATTAATATATGCCAATTTTATTAAAAGACATGAAAGTTGGAATGCATGACAAAGTCGCTGAACAGGTAGTTGACTCATTTATCAGACATTCCGAAGTATTAGAATTATTACCATTCGATAATGCAGTATCACCAAGTGGAGGCTCTACATTAACATATGGATATGTACAGACTAAATTGCCTTCTAACACTGCATTCCGTGCTTTAAATACTGAATATGCTTCTAGCGAAGCAAAATTAGAACAGAAAGCCGTTAACTTAAAGGTATTCGGTGGTGCTTTCGAAATTGACCGTGTTATTAAGGATGCAGAAGGCATGTACGATAACATGGCATACCAGATTGATGAAAAGGTCATCTCAGCAATTGGAACATTCCACAATGCTATGATCAATGGAGATTCAGCAACAAACTCTGAAACCTTTGACGGCTTAGACAAGTTCTTAGTTGGTCAGACAACAGAATTTAACACAGGCGCTTACTATGACTTATCAACAATGGCTAAGCTAGAAGAAAATGCCAGTGTATTCTATGAAGCATTAATCAAATTAATCAATAGAACAGGCGCAGATGCTTTATTTGTGAATGAAGATATGAAATCTAAAATTCAGACTGTTGCTAGAGTCTTAGGATATAAGACAGAAAGCGAAGAAGCTTTCGGCCGTGTCGTTACTACTATCGGAGAAAACAAAGTAAGATTAATCGATTTAGGTGATGTTGTAACTGCATCAGGAGACACAGCCGTTGAAACTCCTATTATCGGATTAAAGACTAGAAATGTTGGTTCTGAAGCAAGTGTGACAGGATTAACAGATATCTATGCTGTTAAGTTCGATGTAAAGAAAGGATTCCACGGTGTTACTTTAACAGGTTCTAGCGGAGTGAACACTTATTTACCTGATTTCAACACTCCAGGAGCAGTCAAGAAGGGTGAAGTTGAAATGGTTGCTTGTGTTGCCTTAAAGAATACAAAAGGCGCTGGAGTGTTAAGAAACATTAAAATCTTATAGGAGGCATGACTATGGATAAAAAGAAACATTTCAAAGTAAAGACACCTGTCAAGGATTACTGTGGCATCGGTGCTGCAGGCATTCAATTTGCTTATGGTGAGGCTGATGTATATGACGAGTGGGTGGCGCAGTGGTTTGAAGAACATGGATACACTGTAGAAGAAGTGAAAGAAGAAACTGAAGAAGTTTCAGAAGCACCAAAAACAGAAGCCAAGCCAAAAGGCAATGCTAAAAAATAAGAAAAGAGGTGATTTTCTATGATCATGACAATTGAAGAATTTAGGCTTTTGAATGATACAGATGACTCAGACGGAATCATTAAAATGAAATTAGAAGCCTTAGAATTGATGATTAGAAAATACACTAATAATAATTTCCAAATGCGCAATTTTAGAACGACCGCCAATATTTCAGACGGTCGTTTTTCTTTTAATGGTCCTCAATTTTTTAAGGTTGGTGACACTGTACAGGTATCTAATTCATCTTTTAATGATGCTTTATATACTGTGACAGAAGCAAATGAGCATGACTTTGTGGTTGACAAGCCCGTCAATAATGAGGCTCGTGTCTTATGTACAAAAGTTGAATATCCTGCCGACATTAAAATGGGTGTTATCAACCTCATGAAATGGGATAAAGAGAATAGAAGCAAGGTCGGAGTGCAGTCAGAAACAATTTCTAGACACTCTGTGACCTACTTTAACATGGATGGGGATAATTCTTCTTTAGGCTATCCAAAGTCGCTCACAGGCTTTCTAAAGCCTTATATGAAAGCAAGGTTCTAATATGATAGGTGGAAATATTACAGCAGTTCTTCAGAAGTGCATTTATTCATTCAATGAAATTGGTGAGCCTATTGAAGATTATGCGGAATCAATCTCTTTGTTTGGATTCTTAGACTTATCAAGTGGTGATAGTCATTACACTAACTTTAATGCAAAGGTACAGGAATCAACTCATATCTTCATCTGTGATTATAAGGATTTGAAAGGCTATAAGGCTGATAACTCAAGACTGATCGTGAATGGTGAAGTCTATGATGTGACTCTCATTGATGATCCTATGGGATTACATCAACATCTAGAAATCTATTTACGATACAAAGGTGCGCAGAATGAGCAAAATACAATTTGAAGATAACTCAATGTTTATCATTGATGAAATTGAGAATGCAGCTTTAAAGTTTTTGGAAGAAGCAAGTGGAGAACTTGAATCACAAGTCAAAAGAAATACAAGAGTTGATACAGGACAGTTGAAAAATTCGTGGGAGCACGTGGTAGATGCTGACAATATGATTGGGATTGTTGGATCAGCAGAAGAGAATGCTATATGGGAAGAATTCGGCACAGGTGAGTACGCTCTTAAAGGAAACGGCCGAAAAACCAAGTGGAAGTATAAGCATCCTAAATACGGATGGGTTACTACTACAGGAAAAGCACCATCAAGAGCACTTGAAAAGGCTAAAAACACATCTAAGAAAAAGATTCAAGCAAGAGCTGAGGAAATTTTTGGAGATATTGGAAAATGACACCAGAAGGCTTGAAATTTATTTCAAAGACATTAAAACCACTTGTGAACTATCATTTTCTTTATTACAAGACTGATAAGGTTGAATATCCTTACTGGGTTGGCGAGTACTTAGAAAGTGAATACAGTGCCGAGACCAATTATCAAGAAACCACTTTTATTCTTACAGGTGTGACAAGAGGCAGTTATCTAGAACTAGAAAAGCAAAAGGAAATTATTAAAAAGGCTCTCAAAGACAAGAGATCCATCTTACCGAGCGGAACAGGCATAGCAGTATATTTTGACTATTCAATGCCGATTCGTGTAGACGATATAGAATTGCAGAAAATACAGATTAATTTAACAATCCAAGAATGGGAGGTATAAATACATGGCAGATGAAATCATTCCTTCAAGTGGTATTACAGCAAAAACACCTGAAAATATTATGCTAGGTGCTGGAACTATTCACAAAGGCTTGAAATACGAAGGCAATAAATGGAACTTTGTAGAATCATTATTTTGCGCCACTTCAGGTGGTGGATCAGTAACAATTACACCAGAATTATTAGACTTAGACATTGACGGTGCGACTGTTAAATTTGTTGGTGGTACCCTAAAAGTTGGAGAAACTGCGAAAATGAAGTTTAAAATGGCAGAAATTACTCCTGACTTTATTAAGAAATCTATTTTTGCTAAAGAAGCAGCAGACGCTGGAAAGACAGGATATACAGAATTAGTATCTAAACCGCAGATTGAAACAGGCGATTATTATGAAAATCTAGCGTATGTCGGAAAGAAGATTGATGGAACTCCAATCATTGTTATTTTTGATAAAGCTTTATGCACATCAGGACTTTCTATTGAAGGCGAAAATAAAAAGATGGTAGTACCTGAAGCAGAATTTGAATGTTATGCGGAATTAGAGCAATCTGATAAGAATGTACTACCTTATCACATTTATTACCCTAATGCGGTAGCTGCATAACCATTATTAAGAATTGAAAGGAGTTATTTATGGAATATAAATTAAGAAAATTAAAAGCAACAGATGCATTTTTAATCATTAAACTAATTAATAAGTTTGGCATCATGGAATATAAGAAATGCTTTAATGCAAATGAGATTGCTAAACTAGCAGAGAATAAGGAAGGACTCTCGAAAGAGGAACTAACTGAAAAAGTTGGCTTCAATATCATTTTTTCTTGTGTCTCTGTCATTTTTGAAAACATTGGAAAGTGTGAAAATGAGGTTTTTGAATTCTTGTCAGCTGTAAGCAATCTAAATAGAAAGCAGGTTGAATGCTTATCACTTGCAGAACTTGCACAGATGATTATTGAAATCTTTCAAAAAGATGAATTCAAAGATTTTTACAAGGTTGTTTCTGGATTGCTGAAATAGGAGAAGTCGGCTTCATGGATTTGGTTTACAAGAGATATTCAAACCCCATGGAGTTGATTGATAACATGATCTCTTTTTCTAATTTTTCAGAGTTCATTTCTGAACTTGCTGACAATGTGTCAGACGAGAAGTTATACGACATTTGGAAATCAAAAGTTTATGACAAGTCATTTGCTGACTTTAAAAATGAAATGATGGCTAAGTGGAAGAAAAACACAGGAATTGAAACATCTGAAACAATGACAGATGAAGAGATGGAAACAACTATAAATGACTCCTATGAAATTCTTAACAATTTTAATCCTAATCTTTAAGAAAAAAGAGAGGGGGAAATAAATGTTAGAATTATTTAAACTCTTTGGTATTATCGGACTGAAAGGTGTCGATAAGACAAAGAAAGATTTAAAAGACACTACTAACACAGCAAAAGACGAATCAAGCAAGCTAGAAAAGCACGTTAGCAAAATAGGAGAACTCGCTCCTAAGATTGGAAAATTAGCAGTTAAGGGAGTTGCTGCAGCAGGTGCTGCAATAGGTACTATTACTAAGTTCGCTGTATCTTCTTATTCGGAGTATGAGCAGTTAGCTGGTGGTGTCGAAACCTTATTTGGTGCTCAGGGCATGAGCCTAAAGAAGTACGCTAAATCAATCGGCGAGACTGTCGGACAAGCAAAAGGAAAATATAATCAATTAATACAAGCACAGACAGAGGTCATGAATAATGCGAAAGTAGCATATAAGACGGCTGGAATGAGTGCGAATGATTATATGAATACTATTACTTCTTTTGCTGCAGCATTAAAGCAATCAACAGCCAATGAGACAGAAGCGGCTAAGGTTGCTAATATGGCTGTTATTGATATGGCTGATAATGCGAATAAGATGGGCACCAATATGGAAGATATCCAAAACGCTTATCAGGGGTTCTCAAAGCAGAACTACACAATGTTGGATTAACAAAATAGTTCAACTAAAACCTCGTGAAAACGGTGGAACTCTTAGAAAAGACAATACCGTGCCAAGACTAGAAATAGTAAGGTGTAACGACTATCGAAAGCACATAATAAATGTTATGAAAGTGAGTAGAGTACAATCAAGTGATTGGAAGTGCGAGGGAACGATTATATCGTTCAAGAGATAGTCTACTCTTTATAGTGATATAAAGCAGTTCGTAAGAGAACGGCATAAGACTAACGACCTTATGTGAATATAAAGGAACTTAAAATTGGGATACGGCGGTACTAAGTCAGAAATGGAGCGACTTTTACAGGACGCTGAAAAACTGACAGGTATACATTATGATATTAATAATTTAAGTGATGTATACAAAGCAATTAACGCTATTCAAGGCAAACTCGGAATAACTGGTACTACTGGCGAAGAAGCGATGAAAACCATCGACGGTGCTATGAAGATGACAAAAGCGTCATGGGATAACCTTTTAACAGGTTTAGCAGACCCTAAACAGGCAGTCGGACCACTTATTAGTGAGTTCACTAGCAGTTTAGGAATTCTTGCCAAAAATGTGACTCCAAAAATTAAAGAGGTATTTAATGCACTTCCTAATGCACTAATACAGATAACTCCACAGTTGATGAATACGATTATTGATTTAGCACCATCATTAATTCTTGCAGCTATTAATTTAGTAGCTGGATTAATTGGAGCATTGCCTGGTGTTATCGCTCCTATTTTTAACGAATTACTTAATCTAGTAACTAATGAGCTACCTAAAGCAATCGAACGCTTTGGAGGCATTGTCGATGGATTCAGCAATAAAATAGCGGATGGAACACCGGGCATTGTATCAAAAGGCATGAACATGATTGTTCAGCTAGTGAATGGTATTATTTCTCAATTGCCTGCCTTAGTTTCGATGTTTGGGAAAATAATTGACGGCTTAGGACAGGCATTATCCAATAATATGCCTGCTATCATGTCTAAAGGATTAGACATTTTATTAGCATTATCACAAGGCATATTAAATAACTTGCCTACACTTGTAGGCATTGGTATGAAATTAATCTTTTATCTCGTTCAAGGATTAATGAGTTCACTTCCTACATTAATATCTAAAGTGCCTACTATCATAGCGAACCTAGCAGATGCATTTTCTAACAGTGCTCAGACTATTTTTGTGTGGGGAATTAAGATTATTGCGGAAATCATTAAAGGATTAGTAATGGCTATTCCTTCATTAATTGCGAATATCCCTAAAATTATTTATGCCATTTTTGCTGTGTGGAATGCTATCAATTGGTGGAACTTAGGAAAAGGGCTTATCAGTGGAATTGCTAAGGGTATAAGCGGCATGGGAGGCTCTCTTGTCAATACTGCAAAGAACTTATTTAACAGTCTAAAAAGTCATGTATCAAGCATTTTCAATAATATCAAGAAAGTTATTGAAAGTCCTATTTTCGGTGCTAAGACTAAAGTTTTAGCGATTATAGGAGAGTTGCAGAATGGTGTTAGAGTAGGCTTTAACTTTATTAAGTCACATGCCTCAAGTGTTTGGAATGGTATCAAGAGTGCTATCATGTCTCCAATGAGTGCTGCTGCTAATTTTGTGAAAGCCATCATAAGCAAAATTAAAGGATTCTTTAATTTTAAAATCTCATGGCCTCATATTCCGTTGCCTCATTTTAATATCAAACCTAACGGCTGGAACGTCGGGGATTTATTAAAGGGGAAAATCCCATCACTAGGCATTAAATGGTATGCGCAAGCAATGGACAATCCAATGATCTTGGACGCTCCAACTATTTTTGGAATGTCTAACGGTCAGATGTTAGGCGCTGGAGAAGCAGGCGCTGAAGTTGTGGCCGGAAGAGATACATTAATGAAGATGATTAATCAGGCATCTAACAACAGGGCTGATGAAATCCTAGACGCATTGCATAGAATTATTGCTTTATTATCTGATGAAGATAGAATGCACGATATTATCGTGAAAGCCTTAAATGACGGTTCTTTTGTTGTTATGTTAGATGGTAGAGAAGTAGGAAGGATAGTGAGAAAATATGCTGGATAAAATTAAACATACAAATTCAAACAATGAAACACTAGACTTTGCTTCTCTTGGTATCTTTGCAAATTATAGTGATTTACGTGATTTTGAGAATAACAATAGGATTACAGGATTTTATAAAGGGGTTGTCACTAAGACAATTCCTTTTGTTTTCCTTGTTGATCAGCAGAAAGCCAATGAGATTAAAAACCAATTTTATGAGCATTTTGAAATAGACATACTTAAAAAAGAAAAGGGATATTTTGAAATTAACGGTTATAAATATTATTGTTATGCAATCAAGTCCACTAAAAGCAAATATCTAATTGATAAGAGACTCTTATATTTAAGTGTTGAAATCACTACAGATGACTCTTATTGGATAAGAGAGACATCCTACATTGTTGATTTCAGTTCCAGCAGTTCAAGAGCTGTTACAAAGTATCCTTTTGCGTATCCTTTTACTTATTCAGTACCGAAGACGGTCAACATTGTAAATGAATCATTTACTGATACAGACATGATCATGCGAATATATGGAAGATGTACGAATCCTATTGTCAATATCAGTGACAACACTTATCAGTTATATGTGACTTTAAATGCTGAAGAATATGCAGAGATTGACACATTCAAGAGGACTATTACAAAGTATTCTTCTAATGGTGTGCAGTCCAATATATTCAACAGCCGTAACAAGTCATATGATGCTTTTAAGAAGATCCCTCAAGGCTCATTTGACATAACTACAGTTGGAGTTGAAAAAGTTGACATAGTCTTGATTGAAAGAAGAGGTGAGCCTAGGTGGGATTAGAATATATCTATACAGATGCTAACTATAACGAATTAGGATACCTCACTCATTTCGATGCTGACATTGAGATAGGAAAATACGATGTATCTAAGAATGATTTTGAATTAACTTTGTCACTAGAAGATAGAGACCCACTGTTTACAATTGGGTCCCTTTTTTATAAAGAAAATACTGAAATTGGTGGAGTAATTCAGCGATTAAAGATTAATACATCAGACAATACCATCACGATGATAGGCCCTACATTTAGGGGATTGCTTGAAAAGGAGTTTGTGCAGCCTCCAGCAGGAAGCGCATATTTGAATCTAAATGCTGAAGCTAACACATGTATCAATACTATTATTTGTGACAGGTTCGATGGTCTCTATACTGTCGATAATATAGGCGCTAGTAATATCAATGTTAAATATGATGTGCGTGATATCAATCTCTTACAGGCACTAGAGAAGGCGCTAGGCGCTAGTAATGCGAGATTATGTATCAAACATCAGATAGATGGAAAAGTCCATCTATATGCTGAAAAAATAAATGATTTGAGCGACACCTTGCAGTATGACAATGACTATCAGATAGATATGACCGTCAAAACGAAATCTAAGCCGTATAATCACATCTTATGTCTTGGTAAAGGTGAATTGTTGGATAGATTAAGAATCAATCTATACTTGCAGTCAGACGGCTCATGGTCAGAATCCAATGAGACTTATGCAGGGCTCAACAGGAAGACATACAAACATGAGGATGTAAATGTTGAAAAACGTGATGAATTAATCAAGAATGCGACCGAGAAGGTAGCAGAAGCAAACGAGAGCGATACGCTGGAAATCTCTTTTGACGCTGATGATGCAGAACTCTTTGACATTGTTGGTGCAAAGGAAAATATTACAGGCATATCTTTTAAAGAGCCTATAACTCAAAAAATAATCAAGATTAGTGATGATGATCTTTCAATTTCTTATAAGGTAGGTGATGCGAAGTGATAAAGAACATTAATATTACAGATGCTGAAGTCAGTGCCGAACTGCATGGATACATGTATCTAGCATTATATGATTATCAAGGTGTTCTACATGCTGGAAGTAGAATGATGGCTGAAATTGTTTCCAATAATGAAATCAAAATAAACGACGGCATCCTGTGCAACTATGGCCGTTTTATGAGAATTGTTGGCAGTGAGACAGTCAGGATTGAAAACGGCTCAAGCGGTGTTAAAAGAACAGACCTCATTGTTGCTAGATTTACGACAACAGGAACAAAAGAGACTCATACTCTTACAGTTATTAAAGGGTCAGCAGGTGGAGCAGAACCATCATACAATCAGACCGACATATACAGCGGTACAGGCACAAGAGACTTAGTATTATATGCGGTGCATCTAGATGGCTTAAATATCACATCTGTTGAGCGTAAATGTCAGGAATATATGAGTATGAGAGAACTTATTGATAAGATCAATACACAAGAAAGCGGAACAAAACTCTATGGGCATGATGTTCTCGATGTCAAGAATGGTATTACGTTAGAGGCTAAATGGAATGACACTTATATAGAATTCTATTGGTACGGCACACTCACCACTGCATGGAACATGACTGGTGGCGCCGATGGAGAAAAATTCGGAAATGATTCTACAATGAAAAATGTTCTTAAAACCCATACAGCTTTCATGTTTGATATTTCTGTTAGTCCAGACTGCCCAATCATGTTCAAGTATGATAGAAACAAAAACGGTTTCAGTGTATTCTCTATGAAGAATTGCACTGTTTCTAAAGGAACATGGCTCTCTGGCAGCCATATGATGCTCAGATAGGAGGTGATGCATATGATTAGAGGTACATCACCAACAATAACATGTGAGTTTCCTTTTGATATATCTACACTTTCTTACGCTTATTTCACGATTGCTCAAAATGAGCGAATTATGCTTAATAAAAAAATTGAATGTGAAGGGCTTGAAGGAAGACAGATAAAAATACACCTTACGCAGGAAGAAACTCTTAAATTAAAAGAGAATCTACAGGCAGAAGCACAGGTGAGAGGAATTACAAGAGATGGTGAAGCTATCGCATCAGATATCATTAAAATATATGTTGATAAGATTTTAAAAGATGGAGTGATCTGATGTGCAATTTAGGTCTAATGATATTCGATTCAGGTTAAAATTTCATACTAATGACGCATCTTTTAAATTTAAAGTTCATGATATGGAAAACGGCTTTAAATTCCATTATGATGATTTTTTTGAAGTTGACAAAAGTTATGATGCTTATTTAGGAGAGTATGAGGTTGTTCCAGCAATCAAAAAACAACAACTAGATACTAAAGATAAGTTAATGAAAAAAGATGTGGTTATTAGCGCAATCCCCTTCTTCGAGACATCAAACGATGAAGGTGGAAATACAGTTTATATAGGAAAGGAATTATAACATGGCAGAAACTAAACATATAAATAAGGTCGTCTATGGTGGCAAGACATTAATCGACTTGACAGGCGACACTGCGACAGCAGACAAAGTATTGAAGGATCTAACATTTCATGATAAGACAGGTGCCACAGTCACAGGTACTTGTACATTTGATGTAGATTCTGGTGATGCGACTGTAGCGGTTGCTGAAATGCTAGCTGGAAAGACTGCATACGCTAGAGGCACTAAATTAACAGGTACCATGAAGAACAATGGTTCTGTTAAAGGAAGCATCACAACCAAGGCACAGGTATACACGATTCCCCAGGGGTTCCACGATGGTTCTGGTAATGTTCAGATTGCGACTGCTGAACAGGCTAAACTTATTCCTACGAATATTCGTGATGGAGTAACAATCCTAGGCATCAAAGGTACTATGTCGGGTACAGAAGGTGCTAAACCTCAGCAGAAGACAGTGACACCTAGTACAACTGCGCAAACAATCATGCCCGATACGGGATATAACTATTTATCACAGGTTACTGTTAATCCGATCCCATACGCAGAAAGCGAGAACTCTGCTGGCGGAACTACAGTAACAATCGCATAGGAGTGTTTATATGAGCATCAACAAGGTCATATATAACGGCAAGACATTGATTGATATATCAGACAGTACAGTAACTGATGATAACATTGAAGAAGGGTTGATTGCCTATTCAGGCGACGGGAAAAGGGTGGTAGGAACTAAGATGAATCTAGAAAACAGAAGCAAAAGAAAACTGATTTTCATTGGTGACAGTTATGGAGACGGTTATACCCCCGATGGTAATGCGACGGGATGGTGTGACAGACTTAAGAATAAGTTAGTTAATTGCCACTTTACTGCTGATAACATCTATATCAACCACAAAGGTGGGGCATCTTTTTCTAATTCCTCTAATAGTTTTCTAACACTTCTCAAGGGCGTAGAGTCTCAGGTGGGGAATAAGAAGATGGTAACAGATGTGCTGATTGGCGGTGGCTATAATGAACTGGCTTATAGTGATAAGACCGACACTGTTAAATCCAACATCGATACAGTGATATCATATGTACAGAGTACATATCCAAATGCAGTTGTTCATTTTGCACCTTTTGGAGTCGCGTTCAAAAACAGAAATAACCAATTTGCGCTAAGATATAAATTGATGCCTGCATACATATCAAAAGCATGCTATACAAATCAGCCTTTTATGTTAGTTCCAGGTGCTGAGAACATTCTGTCTTTTGAAAATATGATGAGCTCAGATGGAATCCATCCAAATGATTGGGGACTTGAAAATATTGCGGAATATCTAAAAGGCTATATGCTCGGTACAGGCAGCAGTGCAATGGATAAGAGACAACTAAGTATTAGTTTAAATGGTGGCACATTTACAGGAACTATGTACGGACAGTGTCTAGGTGATATTAATATCTATAGAATTATGTTTAATTCATCGGTCAAGAATCTTAACTCCAATGGAGCAAATGGCTTCAAATTATATAGCCCTCGTATTGGCGACGCATTTCCTTGGCGAGCTCCTAACATGGGGTATACGGATGCCAATGCAATCATACAGGCTAACGGTGGATTCTTCGACGTTCCTGTCAAATTCAATGTAAACAACAGCAATGAACTATATATGCAGATCAAGCAGTGTAACTCAGCCCACAATAACTATCAAAGTTATTCAAATATCACTCAAATTCAGCTAGATGCATGGATCATTGCAGAAAATATGTAAATAAAGAGGTAATAAAATGAAATTATACGACACATCGCTAAAATATATGGACACTCTTAATGCAGTAGGGGGCACTATTGTAGCAGTGTTAACCGCTGCATTAGGTACGCACTGGTTTTTATTTGTAGGTTTTTTAGTCTTGAATATTATCGACTATATTACAGGAGTTAGAAAATCAAGACTGACAGGTAAAGACAACAGTACCAAGGGAGTTAAGGGTGTCTGGAAGAAATTAGGCTATTGGCTCATGGTTTTGGTTGCTTTCTTAGCTTCTGCAATCTTTATTGAGATTGGTAAGACTTTAGGAATTGACTTATCTGTAACTGCTTATATTGGTTGGTTTACAATCGCATCATTAATTATTAATGAGTTACGCAGCATCTTAGAAAACTTCGTGGAAGCAGGGGATAACGTACCATCCGTACTTACAAAAGGTTTAGAAGTGGCAGAAAATGCTATTAACAAGGAGAAATAATCATGGGTAATGACGAATTTTTAAAGATTGCAGCTGAAGAAGTAAGAAGATATACAAATGAGCATCTAGAAAATCCACAGGATTTTGATATTTATGTGGTGTGGTGTTGTAAAACTCTTCAGAATAACAAGGCTTTACTATCAACTACACTTTCAGATGGAATGTATTTTGAATGCACATATAACGGCGATAAACAGGAAATGTATCTAGACGCATACAGAAAAGAGAAGAATGTGTGTATTAAGGTGGAGGAATAATCATGGCAAGTTATTTTAATCTAACACTTGATACTCTTGCTCCCCAGGGGCTGACTATCAAGTTAAATAATGGCTCTCAATACACTACATCTAAATCAGTTACATTAAGTATTGTTTTAACTGATGCATCTACAGTCGGTTATCAGATGAAGGTGTGGGGGATTGATGGAGCATCATCTGAAGATAGTGCTTCATGGGAGACTTTTGCAGCGACAAAAAGCATTGCACTTCCAACAGGCGACGGACTCAAGACTGTATATGTAAAAGTACGTGATGATGTCTGCAATGAGACTGCTACTGCATCTGCTACCATTACATTAGATACTTCAGTGCCAGCGGTAACAATTATCGGACCAGATGTTTCAAGAATCTCTAAGACAGCACCTAAAAACGTGGCTACATTCAGCTTCACTTCAGATGTTGCATTCACAGAATATAAGATTAAGGTGGTGCCATCTAAATCGTCATTACATGACGCTGGTACATTAATAGGAACAGTAAACGGGTCTACTAACATGCATGCAACAGGTACATTTAAGGCTAGTACAGCTATCTCTTGTAAGATTTACGGTAAAGACCTTGAAGCTGCTTCAAGTGGTGATGGTGAGAAGATCATTAAGGTATTCGTGAAGAATGCACACGGTACTTGGTCAGTAGCATAACGATATGGCGCAAGAATATACAGTAACCGCAGAAGCCACAATGCCTAATATCCATATTGCAGGAAGTGGGCACAACGTAGAGAAGGTTACAGGGACTGTTCCTGTGTTGCCTTCTAATGCAATAGTCATCAATGTAAAGTTCACAGGTATATTCAACTGCCAATATTCTTACATTAATGGGGTCAAATATACTGTAAATGGTGGTGAGAAACACAATAAAACTTCTCATGAAACTATTGATTTAGGTACATCACTTGATGGCTCAGTAGGATGTGATGCGTGGGGTACTTCTTTCGCAGCCGTTGGTAATGTATGGCTTACTGAGGGGCTTATTACTATCACGTATAGAATTGCTGAGCCCCCTATTGTGACAATTGATACTATAGATAAGTATCGAATATCTAGGATACTAGGAATAAATGAGTGTATCTGCAGATTTCATTGTGACATTGATGTATCTGAATGGGAAGCTCGTGCGACTCGTGAAGGCGAAGCATCAGGGAGAGGAATAGGATTGCTGGTTGAAAGTGGCACTGATCTAAAAACAGGCAGCACAGGAGTAGTAAGTGTGCTAGACACAGAGTTGTTAAATGGTGATGGTAATTATTTAATAAGAATTTATGTTAAATCAACGGATGGAGTGTGGTCAGGATGAGTAGAGGATGGTTCACTCTCTTCCTTTATTCAGGATCAGACGAGGCTCAGTCCACCGAAATAGATATAGAAGTCTCTCATACTGTAGATGTGGATATTAGCAAGTATACACATGCTAATGCTTCGATAGATGCTGATCATGGGAATATCAATATAGCTGCACAAACTGCATTAGATGCTGAAATTGAAGTAAGCAACATAATGCATATAGATATCGGAAAGGTTTCGCCTTTTGAAGGAGATGAATAAATGAATTGCAATAAGCGTGATATAGATGTGATTGAAGGAACTACACATCTTATCAGATTTTCGTGCTCGTCTGATGGCGAGCCTTTTAATTTCAATGAATATAAGGCGCTTCTTGTTATTATCGATGGTGATGAGATAAGAAGAAAAGAAACAACCATAAAGGATAATGTCATCACTGCACGAATAGATCCCACAGATACACTAGGCAGAAGTAGAAACGAGCTTTCTTATGAATGCCGTGCTTTTTCAAGTGCTGGAGATGTTTTTCATATCTCTTTAGGAGATATCAATGTAATCAAGGCAAAAGCGCCAATTATAAGATATGAGGAGGATTAGAAATGAAAATATTTTTGAATACCCACAAACCACAGGCTAGTGA